GATATGAGTACATTATTCAATGAGCGTACACCGTTCGACTTACTATTCCGTAACCTATTCAAGGCAGACGGCGTTTTTCAACCAACAACGTTTGAAAACAAACAACCACACCCACTAGACATTTTTTATGACGATGAAGGACTTCACTTTGAAGTTGCCTGTACTGGTCTAACTAAAAAAGATATTCAACTTGAAATTGATGGGGATCTTTTAAAAATTATCTATGATAAACCCACCGAAGAAGAAGAAGATTACACTGGTTACATCTATAAAGGATTAGCTAAAAGGTCTTTTAATTTAGGTTATAAAGTAGCCCCTAAATTTAAACTTGAAGATTTAGAAGCAGAAATGAAAGATGGTTTGCTTCATCTATTTATTCCAATTGCGGAATCTAAAAAAGCAAAAACAATCAAAATAAAATAAAAGTTTTACCAAAAAAGCGTGTCCTAGCGCAATATTATTCGTATATTCACGTCTAAATAAATAAGTTATATGACAACAAAAAGAAAGTCTATCCAGACTATTACCGACCCTTTACTAGAACCTTACTTTATTACTAAGGATGAGTACAGTTATACTGTAAAACAAAATGTAACTTCGGATGCATCTCATTTTAGATCTAAAGGAAATGCTAAAACATATGAGAAATCCTTATATTATTTTGCAAAATTAGAACAAGCACTACAAAAGATAGCTATTTTACAAGTATCTACTGAAAATTACGACAGTTTAGAAGAATATATTAACGATTATATGAAAATTAGTACTAACATTAAAAATTACACAGATGGAATTAGAAGCGCTATTTAACGCAGTTATTGTCAAACCAATAGAATCAGAAGAAACTACTGTTGGTAACATTATTGTCCCTGATTTAGGGAAAGAAAAAAATGAAACAGGATTAATAGTTTCAGTAGGACCGGGACAACCAACCCTTACAGGAGATTTTATTCCAACTATTTTAAAAGTGGGAGATAAAGTAATCTTACCAACACAGGGATTTACCAAATGCCCATATAACGGAGAGGATTATTATGTAGGCCCAGAAAATCAAATACTTGCAAAAATAACTGAGTCTACAAATTTAGATGATTTATTGGATGAAACAAAAGAAAGTTTAACAAAAGAAGAAATAAAAGATTTAACGAATGAGTAAACAAGTAACATTAGGCGGAACCGCTAGAGAAAATTTAGTAAAGGGTATTGATATCCTGGCAGATGCTGTAGTATCAACATTGGGTCCAAATGGAAGAAATGTTGTTATTGCTAATGATAATGGTTCCCCACAATCAACAAAAGATGGGGTAACGGTTGCAAAATCAATCACATTATCTGACCCAGAACAAGAGTTAGGGGTACAATTAGTAAAACAAGCAGCAATTAAAACAGCAGAAAAAGCAGGTGATGGAACAACTACATCTACTTTATTAGCTCGTGAAATGGTAAAAGCAGGATTAAATGCTTTAAACAATGATGAAAATGCTGTACAAATTAAAAAGGATATTGACTCCGCTGTAAAGCACGTAGTGTCTAATCTCCAAAAATCCATATCAGAAGAAATTAGTGGGGAAGAGCAATTAGAACAAATTGCTACAATCTCTGCGAATAATGACCCAGAGACTGGGAAATTAATTGCTACTGCCATCGATAAAGTAGGAATGGAAGGGGTTGTTCATATTGAAGAATCACGTACAGGTGAAACTTATTTGGAAACTGTTGAAGGATTACAGTTTGAAAGAGGTTTTAAATCCCCATATTTTGTTACAAATAATACTACAATGACAGCAACATTGGACAACCCTCTTATTCTCATTGCTGATCAAAAATTAACACAAGTTAAGGAATTATTACCTGTTTTAGAAGCAGTATCAAACCAAGGTAGATCATTACTTATTATTGCCGAAGACATTGACAATGAAGCTTTAGCTACATTAATTGTTAATAAAATGCGTGGTACAATGAAAGTATGTGCCGTTAAAGCCCCTGATTTTGGAGATAGAAGAAAATTAGCTTTAGAGGATATTGCAGTAACAACAGGTGGAATCGTTTTTGATAAACAAAAAGGAATGAAACTAGATAAATTCAGTTGGGAATGGTTTGGTGAAGCAAGAACTGTAACTATAGAAAAAGAACAAACAACCATAGTAGATGGAAAAGGAGGAATTGAGGAAATTGAAGCACGTGTTGAAGAATTACAACAACAAGTCGGACAAGCAACAACACCGTTCGAAACGGAAAAGCTCCAAGAAAGATTGGCGAAATTCGTCGGAGGAGTAGCTATTATTCATGTCGGTGGTAACACTGAAACAGAAATGAAAGAAAAGAAAGATAGAGTTGATGATGCATTACATGCAACAAAAGCAGCTATTGAAGAAGGTATTGTGCCTGGTGGTGGAATGGCTTTATTATACGCATCCAAAGATTTAAAATCATCAACAACAGGAGCAAGTATTGTAAAAAAAGCATGTAGGAAACCATTTAATCAAATCTTAGTTAATGCTGGTTATGATAATACACAAGCAGAAATTTTATCTGCACAACTAGTAACATCAGGTAACACTTGGGATGGTTATAACATTAAATCCGAAGAAGTTGTTGATATGAAAACAGCAGGTATTATAGACCCAACTAAAGTAGCTAGAACAGCATTACAAAATGCCGCTTCAGTTGCTGGTATAGTTTTATTAACAGAATGTACTGTAGTAAATGAACCAAGTGAAGATAGTAAACAACCACAATTAGACCCAATGATGGGTATGATGTAAATTAATAATTAATAAATAAATAAAAAAAGAATGACAAAACAAGAAATTTTTGAGATTATTGAAGAGAACTTCAATATCTTAGCAGCAGAACATGTAGGAACTACTAAAGCAAGTCAAGGACGAGCTAGAAAAGCAGCACAAGCTATTAAACGAGTAATCACAGATTATAAAAAGGCATCTGTGGCTGAGTCAAAATAGTTTCGTATATTATGGCTATAAAGATTGAAGAAAAAAATATCCTAATCGCTCGGAGAGTTCCTCCGGGCGATAAATGGAGATTAGTTGCAAATGAACCAGATGGTCCAGTACATAAAACATTAACTGATTGTTTAGAAGCATATATGGTTAAAACAGGTTTTAAAGGTAGTTATAAATTAGAACCATTAAAGAGTAATTTATATGCAATTGATTCAACTGAAACAGAAGTAATACCAGAACCAGAAAAGAAATATTCAATATATGGTGAGTACGGAGAATAGTTTATTAGTAGAAAAATATAGACCATCTAAGTTAGAGAATTATGTTGGTAATGAAAATATCAAAAAATCAATATCTAAATATTTAGAACAGAATGATATTTTAAATTTAATATTTTATGGACCCGCTGGTACAGGAAAAACTACTTTGGCAAAACTTTGTGTTCAAAATCTTGATTGCGATCATCTTTATATTAACGCCTCTGATGAAAGAGGTATTGAAACGATTCGTGATAAAGTACAAGGATTTGCGAGCGTTGCTTCTTTTAAACCACTTAAAGTGGTCATTTTGGATGAAGCTGATTTTCTTACTATACAGGCGCAGGCTTCACTCCGTAATATTATTGAAACTTTCTCTCGTACGACAAGGTTTATTATGACCTGTAATTTTGTAGAGCGTATTATTGATCCTCTACAATCCAGATGTCAAGTACTTAAAATTGTACCTCCAACTAAAAAAGATGTTGCTAAACATTTAAATTGGATTTTACAACAAGAATCTATTAAACATGATATAAATGATTTAGTACCCTTAGTTAACCAATATTACCCTGATTTACGTAAATGTATTAATACTATACAGTTATCTACACAAGATAATACATTAAAACTAGACCAATCAATATTAGTATCATCTAACTATATAGATAAAGTAATTAATGCTTTAACAGAAGGATCTAAACATAATAAAGTAGATTGTTACAATGACATACGTCAAATTATAGCTGACGCTAATGTAGATGACTTTGATGAGTTATTTAAATCATTATACGAACGTGCATCTGAGTACTTACAAGATAAAGAAGGGACAGCAACCATTTTAATAAATGAACACCAATATAAAGCAAATTTCCGTATCGACAAGGAAATAAATACAATGTCGTTAATCCAACAAATATTAAATAATAAATAATTATGCAACAGCAACAACAAGGACCACCTATTGATTTAAAAAATACAACATCTATTGAAAACTTTGATGGAGGTATTTTATTTAAACAAGGAGTATTATTAAGAACAGTATCTAAATTTGTAATGGGTACAGATGAAGATGCACTTTTACCAATACCTGTTTTTTATGATCCATCAAGTAAAAAAATATTAGAGTCATCTATTCCAAAAGAATTAAGAGAAGAATATAAAGATTATACCCTTTAATGAAAAACATCTTTGATTGGTTAAAAGCAATTAACAACACCAAACCCCCAGTTGAATCTTTTACAGATAAAGATTGGGAGGTTTGGAATAGTTATATGATACATAGATTTTTATCTATGAATCCTGATTATTTAGAAATTGTAAATTATGTTCAAGATTTTCCCCCACAGGAAAAAAGAATGATTTATAACATATACCGAGAATTTATTCCTAAAAATAATAAATGGAGTAAATATGTTAAATCTAAAGTAAAACAACCTAACACGGATTTAGTTAACCATATTAAAGATAATTTTCAATGTTCGAGTAAAGAAGCAAAAGAATACATAACTTTGTTGGATATTCCACAAATTAGTCGTATATTATCGAATAGAGGATTAAACCCAAAAGAAATAAAACCCTTATTAAAATGAGTAAATTAGTAGAGATGTTAAGAACATCAGCACAAGCAGATAGAGCAAAGGCAATGTTATCACTTGAATTATTAGGTAATAAAGCAGTTGGTATCGGAGATCACTCCACAGAAGATTTTTATAAGAATGCTGAAGAAGCACTTGTAATGTTAGTTGATGCCGATGATAGGTTATCAACATTAGATAAGTATTTTAATACTAAAGGATTGCTAAATGGGTAGTTCAATATATAAATATAAAGAAATTATGAGCGATAGAGAAATTATGAATGCTAAAGATTCTAAAAAAATTCAAGAATTTATGGATGATGAAATAAATCAAATAATAACTATCTTTGAAGAAGAATACCCTGAGTTATCAAATGAATTCATGCTTATCCAGGAAGAACAATATGAAATGTTTGCCCGTAAGCATATGGATTATGGGTTAAATAATATAGCATTAGGCGGAGATATCGTTAGTAATAGCGATGATAAACAATTCTCACTAACTGGGTTATGTATTAGATTAACTGATAAAATATCACGTTTAAAAAACCTATTGATCAATGGTAGATCATTTGTTGAAGGTGAAGGTATGGAAGATACCTTTATTGATATCGCTAATTATGGAATAATAGGTCTTTTAGTAGGTCGTG